AACCAATGCAGTTAAGAACAATGTAGATCTAACAAAGAATGGACTCCGGGAAGCAGCCGAACTCGGGAAACTTGAGAAAGCACTACTCTCGCAGATAGCAAACCAAAATCAACAAAGAGAAGCGATCGAAGCAATGCAAGCGGAAGCGGTAGATCGTGCTCAAGAGATGGTAATGCTCGAGAAAGAGTTAGCAGATGCTACGGAAGAGGCTGCTACTCAATCCGAGCGTAGACAAGTAGCAACCGAAAAAACAGTATCCGCAGAAGAGGAACTCGCTAAGGCTATCGATGATGCTCTCGCTCTTTCTGATGATGTTATTAAGGGCAAGAAGTTACAAGAGCAGATGGATAGAGCGATCGCAGAGGCTTTCCTCGATGAGGAAGGTAAGAAGCGATTAGCACAGCAAGCGAGACTCGAGGAGCAGATCGCTGCTCTGGAGATGCTCGGTATCGCTACCGGAAGAGAAGCAGAGGCATCGATGGCCATCGAGGCTCTAAGGCATGAGAAGAAGATAGAGAACCTACAAGAAGAAGAAGATAAGGTAATAGGCATCTCTAAGCAGCAATTTGAGAACGCTCAAGCAGTCTTAGGCTCTTTCGGAGATCTTACCAATAGCCTCCAAGAGTTAAACGAACTCAAGATCGAATCTAATGAGATCGATGTAGAAGCATCTCAGAAGAAAGCAGAGAGCCTCGAGAAACTATCCAAGGAAGAGCGCAAGCAGATGGAGAGGAGAGCCCATATGGCTATCGCTCTTTTCAATATGAGCAAGGCAGCGAGCATCGCAGAGGTAGCGATGAATACTGCGGAAGCCGTTACCAAGGCTCTAACCTATGGGCCTGTACTGGGGCCTATTATGGCAGGTATCGCAACCGCAGCGGGAGCAGCCCAGGCCGGGGTAGTCGCAGCGCAACCCGCTCCGCAGATGCAATTCCATATGGGTGGTATGGCAGCGGATGAGATGCAGGCTCGCGTATTGCGTGGGGAGGCTATACTGGATAGGGCTACTGTAAGAAGGATTGGAGGAGAGCAAGGGGTACGGAATCTCCAGCAAGGTGGAGAGGCTCGCTCGAATACTGTAGTAATCCAACCGTACAAGCATTTTGGAAGGTTCGCTAAGGATCTCGGAATCTCTCAACCTAGAAGAATAGGCATAAAAGGATATTGATATGGCAAATATTACTCCCGATTACGTTAGGGGTTTTCTTATCCCTTCCATCTCCATCTCGAAGGATAATCTCTGGGATGCTCAATCAACATATACCCAAGGCAACGCGAGAGCAGGGATTCCAGAAGCGCAGAGCGCAGGAGTTAATCTTACTCTCTCTTCTATTGGCTCTCAAGGTGAAGAGATCACAGTAGAGACCATCCAAGGAGGATTACCCGGAGAGGCTCTCTTTAAGTGGAGCGGAGAGGATTCCGTAGAACTTGGAAAGGATGCAGCCCATATCCTAACGGAGGCCGGATTCTGGAGATATTCCTCGAGCACTGCAGTAGGGACATATTTTTACAGTGATTGCATAAGTAATTTAGAGGGTACTATCTGGGTAATCTCTGAGATATTAGATTCTTCCAATCGATATACGATCTCTCTACGAAGGCAGAAGCAGAGCGGAACAATAGATTTAATAGAGACTTTCGAGAGTTCTATTCTAGTGGGTACTCCTTCTAGCCTTGGGCTCCCCTCGATTACTCGATTACAAGATGGAAGCCTCTTGGTAGCATATTTTCAGTATACCTCTCAGGATGAGATCAATATTAAGGTGCATCGAAGCATCGATGATGGGGATACTTGGCAGGAGATCGCTCCAAGAGGGCTCGCAGAGAGCATCGATAGCACTACCTACGAACCTAAGAAAATGAAGATGGTAGCAATCGATAATACTGTATCTCTGTTCATTGAACTGGAGACCTCGATCCGCAATCGATTAGCGCAATACGTATCGAGAGATGGAGGTACTACTTTTCTCTTGGTAGATAGGATCTCTCTGAGTTCGGATGGGTACTTTCACCAGCCTAGCCCGGTATCGCTTTCAGATGGTACGATAGGATTAGCGTATATCTCGGATACTGGAGAGTTAAACTTTACTAAAATTCCCAATCCCGGTATACGGTTATCGAGTAGCGAATGGATCGCAGCGAACGAGAGAACCATCGCTCTCGGTACTACTTTCTCGAGCATTACCTCTAACGTAATGAGCGGGGGAGAGTTAGCAGCGTGGTTCCAAGATGGGATTATCTGGGTAGTCGCTCAAGAGTACGGAAGGGGAAGATTAATTGCTTTCTATTCTGATAATATGGGATACTCTTGGAGATATGCCTCCGGTGGGACTTCCTCGGTAACGAATGGATATATCCTAGACTATGATAGCAATGCTAACCGAGTAACCGGGCTCTCTGCGTGTACTCATGAAGGGAGAACAAAGATTATAGCCCATAATACAAATAGTGTATGGTATCTCGCTCTCGGAGGATACTCTTCCTTCTCTTACCCTCCAAGAGTCGATAGCCCTTCGAGATACGAGTACCTCGTATGGGAGAGCACCTATATTCCTGTAATGCTTCCCGCGGTATCCGGTCACTATACAACCTTTGGAGCAGGTATCCAAGCCCTCGATGGGGAAGGGCTCAAGATCCAGACCTCTGGAAATTCTCGATACTATCGCTATCCTCATAGTGGAGGCTATTTCGATGAGGGCCAAGTAGTTCGAATAAGGCTCCAAGTAGATCAAAATAATAGCGGAGTAACTGCAGATTATATCTATCTGGAGATTGAACAGGATGATGGAGTTAACTCTCAATATCTTAAACTTAGATTCTCTCCAAGTACTATACAAGTACGACACCGAGGAGGGCTTAAGGCTACCATCTCTCACGATATGACAGAGAGCACAGAGATAGTAATCGCGATTACCGATAGTGATGCTAAAATTTGGTACCGTACTGCAGATGGAGCACAGGCTAAGAAATGGAATCTCCAATCGATTACAGGTATAGCGAAAGTGGGGACCGGAGCGGGGAATAATATCGAATGGGGTCATAAGAACTTCTCTGGGGTCCTTACTTATCGCTCGCATTGGCAAGAGGTGAGTATTACCTCTGGAGAGCAAGCGGGCCAATTTAGATTCGATCTGCGGGGTGCTACATATCCTCCCCTCGGAGAGTATCAATATATCGATGATGGGCTCGCGATTACCTCTAAGGATGCTCCTGCTCGTGGTCAAGATCAATATAAGATTACTCCTCGATTCGATTATGGTATCGAGAATATATTCCATAAAATCTCTCTCTCTCCTCGCGTGGTGTGGAGATCGGAATCCGATAATAGTAAGCAGAGAATCCCTCTCTATATAGATCAATCTGTAGCCGATACGGACAAGAGTTTAGGGTTATCGGATGTACTCGGTATGCACCTCTCTAATATAAATTTTAGGAGATGCGTTCTTAAATCTTGGAACGGTTCCTCTTGGTTAACGCTAGCAAATATAGATACTTCTGTGGGATTCCAAGGAACTTACATAAAGAAGGGGAATACCCTTATCTCCAATGACAGCACCAAACAATTTTTACTCCAATACGGGGAAGCAATCGGATGGAGAGCCGAACTCGTAGAAGCGGCCACAAAAACAGTTGTTATCGTTAAAATCAAAATGAATAGCGAGGGAATATGGACTAACAATAGCGATGCAAAGCAAGCAGTTATCCAGTATGATACAAGTCTTACGGACCATACTACTATCCCTGCTTCCGGTACTATTCGATTGATTCCAGATAGCATTACCTTCCTTAAAAGCAGGCTCGATGGAGTAAACCTTGGCCAATATGCTCTAGCCTTGGAGATTAGTTTGCAAGATACCCTCGAGGGATACTTCCAGATTGGATCGTTACTAATGGGCTCGGTTGCTTTCCCCGCTCCGCAGTACCAACGCGGTAGAACGATTACCTATACACCCAATATTCAATCCCAAGAGAGCCTCGATGGTATGTTCTTTTCTCGAAAGATGAGTGCAGGCCGTAGAAGAGCCTCCATCGCTTGGACAGAGCCCATCGATACTACTCGATTATATGATCTCAATCCGGATTACTGGCAAGTATCGAGCACCGCAGGAGCGCAACCGGTAGCGAACTATGGAGATCCTTATCTGATGAATGGAATCTTTCGTTACTTGAGCAACCGGGAGCCCTTGGTATATCTTCCATCGATTCCAAAGAATCCTACCAATGACCAAGTACTATTAAACCATCGAGAAGAGCATATGCTCGCTCGAACTACTGGAGAAGTATCCGTAGAGAGTGTAATCGGAGAAGAGCGCGTAGATGAGATGTTTAGAGTAGCAACCGTAAACCTCGAGGAGATCGAGTAATGGATACGATAAAGCGAAGCGATATCGAGAGCGGAGATATTTGCTTTCTGCTCGATATCTATTATTTCGGAGGCATATACCGTTTTTCTACAGTACCCATCGAGATAGAGGATATTTCGGAAGGTACCTCGATTCCTTACCGGGGTGCTCTTTCCGATCCTCCTGTAAATCTACAGAGCGATCTCCTCGGAGTAGACCTCGAAGCGAATACTATCTCGCTCGAACTTGTATTCGAGGAGGTAGATTGGGTATCGGAGTTTCTTAAGGGTAGAACCCTTAACGATGCACTATGCGATCTCTCAATGGTGATTATAAAGGATGGAAAAACCTCCTTTACCCAGCAAGATAGGATCGGTATTTTCTCTGGAAGGGCCCTCGATGCCATCTTTGGAAACCCAGATGCACCCAAGGGAGCAGTAGCCTTCTCTATCGAGAACTCGATCAATATTCGAGATAGAAAACTCCTCGGAGAAGAGCATATTATAATCGATGATAACTACTCAATCGGGATTATCGAGAAGAGTAGGGGAAAGGTGGTCCCTTTCGTTTTCGGTAGTGCTTTTAAGGCTCCAATCGAGGATAAAGGCAGTATCTCTCTAGAAAATGATCTGCGAGTAACTCCATGCTACCAAGCGGGAGGTACTACTACCCTTAAGACTCAATACTTCCAAGTAGCATACCATCCAGTAGTAATCGAAGGGAGTTCTAATATAAAGATATACGATGGGCAAGGGGGATCCTTTACGAACCCTGTAGAGATTGCTATCGATTCGAAGGGCTTCCTCCATGCTTACGTACCTTTCTATCTTAATGTAGGCTCTCCAGAAGGAACTAACGTACAGGAGGATAACTTCCAAGTATCGAGCCCGGAGATAGCCTTCCAGTACTATGCTCAATGGAGCGGAAGCGATGGAGGGATTCCATCGATTAACGGAGATGGCCCCTTAGAGAACGCAGTAGATATCTCGCTCTATGCTCTGGAGAGATCGGAGTTATTATTCGATTATTCCTCATGGCAGGGCCTCGCTCCAGTACTCAATCGATACAAGTTCGGAGGCTATGTAAACGATCTCGATCTTACTGCTTTCGAATGGGTAAAGCAAAATATATGGGAGTTCCTTCCAATAATGGTTACTACTGGGGGGAGAGGTATTAAGGCCTCTCTCAATCTGTATACCTACGCTCAAGAGATTATCCCATCTCACTATCTAATCGATAGTGGGGAAATCGAGATTATCTCTCCCCTTACACCTCTCGAAGGGGATATTATAAATCGGATTGTACTCCGGTTCGCTTATGCAGGTAATGCGGGAGCCTTTCGCTCTCAAGTAGTAATCGATCCCCGGTTAACAGAAGATGAGCCTCTAAAATTTCGAGATCCCCTTGCTTACATATCCTATACTCGGTATGGACTCCGAGAGAAGGTAATTGAGGCTCCTTTCGTGTACGATCTCCAGACTGCTATCCGGATTGCTCGAGATAAGATTCGAGCCCATGCTCTGGGTAACTACGCTCTCGAGATATCTGCTTCCCCTCGGTATGGGTATCTCGATCTTGGAGATATCGTAGCAATCACTTCCGAGAGAGTCGGATTAACCGAGCATAAATGCCAGATCGTATCCAAATCTTGGAATAACAACCGGTGGAGATACGTACTGCACATTGAGGATAACCCTCTTGTAACCATCCGCTCTTAATTTTTCCCATCTTTCTAGTAATTTCAAGGTAAGATAGCATTATGATAGTATTTATAGATAGACAGCATGCAGGTAAACCAGACAAACCAGAAGATCGAGGGGCTACAGTAATGCCCGCTCCTGCCTTCGGTATGGGTAGAGAGGCTATCTATACTGGGTATCTTTCTCTAATGATAGAGGAGAGGCTCCTGGAGAATGGAGTAAAAGTAATTCCTATTACAGATGGAAAATACTCGGATAGGCATAAGCGAGTAAACGAGTACTCGAGGAGATTCCAAGGGGAGAAGCAGGTCTATCTCGCGCTCCATCTCAATTGCGGAGGTCCGGGGTTGGTACGTTGCTTACCTAAGAAGGCATCTGCAGAGGATTGGACTAAGAACGCGTGGTACACGATACGAGGAATCCAAGCACCGATAGCGATATGCTGCGAGCCTCTCTTTATGGATACCCATCGAGATCTACTTACCCTTGAGCACTTGAAAACGATTGCAGATGCCATCGCTACAGGTGTAACGAGATGGAGCCTGTAATGGAAGAGAATCTTATCCACTTGATACTTAACGGAGGGGCAAATATCGCTTTCGGGCTCTTTCTGTATATGCAGAATAAGGAACTCAAAGAGCGAGCAGATGCCAGGGAAGAGAAGCAGGATAAGAGAGAGCAAGATCTCCGAGATCGATACGATAGAGTTATCTCCGAGATGCAAGTTCGAGAAGATACGATGCGTAAGGAACTCGTACAGGAGATAAACGATCTCGATAAAAAAGTAACGATGCTAGAAACAAAGATAGAGCATATCGTAAAAATTATCGATGAAATTAAGGCCCGTTTCGTAGCGGTAAGATAATCCGCTCGATTTCCTCATCTTGGAAGAGATCCCAGGATGCTCTCTTGAATATGGTTAGATCTTGCGGGCTTGTATTCTCTACAGTAAACTCGCTCAAGAATGGAACGAGGCCATCTATCGCAGAGTAGAGCCTATGGGTATCGATTATCGCTATCCACAGTTTACCGAAGTACAGGAAGCCCTCCATCGTGAGATCGGAGATCTCCCCTCCGTTACGTATTGCATGGAGTCTAGAATCGATCTCCAGAGGCATCTCCGGATACTTGGTTCTCTTCCATCGGAGAGCAAAGTGCTGGCAGGGTCTACTCTTCCATAGTCGAGCGGATACGGTTAATTCCTTCCCATCCTCGGTATAGGTATAATCGATTCCAGCCTTCATATCTCTATCGGTTCCAATCTCGGTTTTCCATTCACCGGGGAAGCGGTTGCGCAATGTAGGAACCACCCAATCGAACCAGAGCAGATCGGATTGTCTTAATCTATCTTGTGTGTTCATGCCGTAGCCTCCGAGCCTGTAGCAGTATAACACAAAAATATATCAAAAAATCTCTATTTTCTTGACATTACAATAGTTTTCTATGTTATACATATCTATATCCAATAGTGGATATATCAACAGAGGTACAAATAATGGACAAAGTGAAATATGAACTCTTAAGCACAGTAGTAGCCCTCGGATGCTTCCTTGCTATCCCTGCAGCCCTTTCTTTTCTTTGCTATGTGATGGGGGTATAAGATGATTGAATTAACTAAAAAAGTGGACTCTAGTTCAGGATGCATGGTTCTAGAGAAAATATTTTTGAATCCTAATAAGATCGTATTGATTTATTCAGATAATGATGGTGATACTTGTATTCAACTCGATAAAACTAGTTTGTATATAGAAGAGTCTGTAGAAGTAGTAATCTCAAAAATCGAAGCATCTTTTAATCGAGGTGTAAAATGAACCGCAACCGAAGAAACTATATCAAAGAGAACGGAAGAACAGCCCTCCGAAAGATGAGCAATAAGCGAACCCCTCCGCAGCCTATCAAACTCGAGGATAATGCTTCTCTCGTACGAGTACAGAAGATTGGATCGCTCTGTAAGATCTGGAGCCCGGTTTACTGTACTTGGGTATGGGAAGCAACTGTAGAGATCAATGGATTGGTACTGCGCTTGGAATCTTGCGAAGAGACCTCCGAGCAGGCTATTCGATGGGCTCGAGAAAAGTACTGCGCAGTAAAGAATCCCCGCTTCGCTAGATTGCTTCAAGGCCATATCTCCCGCAGCGATTACTCCTTGGCAGATATTGCAGAGCATATCGGTATTACTGCCAATGGGATCTCGAAGTGGATTGCAGGGGATACCCATCCTACTGTACCGATGCTAGTTAGATTGTGTAAGATGCTATTTAAGGACTCTTGGGAAAAAGAGTACCTAACACTATCGAAGATCGTAGAGATGGAGCGAATCTAATGTGGAAATTAGCATACCAATCGATTATCCAAGGGCCTCCCGTAGCGATGGGGAGGCCTCGCTTTACTCGTACAGGAAGAGCCTATACCGCTCAAACCAGTAGAACCTATAAGGATGAAGCAGTTAAGGCTCTCAAGGATGGAACCGGGGAAGATTGGACTCCCCTCGATGGCATCTTTAAGATTAAGATCGCTTTCGTTCATCCTCGTACAAAAAGATTGATTCTGAAGAAGGGCCCTCTCCCTCATGGTAGAATTTGGAGACCTAAGAAGCCCGATCTTGATAATCTCATAAAGATGGTTCTCGATTGCATTACCCAGAGCGAGATCTGGATCGATGATAATCGAGTAGTATCTCTAACTGCGGAGGATTACTACTGCGGAGAGGATGAGGAAACCCATACTCTCTTCTCGATCTACCAATGGAGAGAAGATGCGTAAGGATCCAATTATAAATCTCCATCTCGGATGCTCTCTGCAGGCTATGCGAGAGATGCAGGATAACCAGTACGATCTCGCGATAGTAGATCCTCCGTATGGAATAAACACTGCATCCGCTTTCCAAGGCTCCGGAAAACTTAAGAAGAGAGCCCTCAATCAAGATAAGAAGATCCAAAGATGGGATACCGCTCCTTCTGCAGAGTACTTCGAGCATCTCTTCCGAGTAAGTAAAGAGCAAATTATATGGGGTGGAAACTACTTCGATCTCCCTCCTACTCGCTGCGTAATCGCTTGGGATAAGGTGCAACCCTGGGAAAACTTCTCTGGATGGGAGATGGGATGGACTTCTTTTAATAAGCCCGCTCCTCTATTCAAGTTCGATAACCGTAGAGCAGGTAAGATACACCCCACGCAGAAGCCTATCGCGCTTTATAAATGGTGCTTGGAGAAGTTCGCTAAGAAAGGAGATCGGATACTCGATACTCATCTGGGGAGCGGTTCCATCGCTTGCGCTTGCTACGATCTGGGATTCGATCTCGATGCTTGGGAGATCGATGGAGACTACTTCGAGAAAACTTCGAACCGCTTCCAAGAGTACTCGAAGCAGAGCAAACTATTCTAGGAGGGGAGATGCAGAAAAAATTTAAGATTAGCACCTTCCAATCGAAGTTCGATAGAACCCCGGAGCCTGCAGAGGTGGATCTACGTACTCTCGCTCGCGCTCTTATGATGCCTTCCAAGCCTTACCCAGTACGGATAAAGGATTCTCTCCCTCTCTGGAGCCCTACCTCCTTTGCAGGTACTCGCTCTGGAGCCAATGCCATCTCCATCTCCTGCTTAGTCTACGATCTCGATGATGGTACGGACTGGGGCCATCGATTCTCTTTCTCGAACTACCATTACATAGCCCATACCTCCTTCTCTCACTCCGAAGAGGTGCATAAGTGGAGAATCGTACTCCCGCTCGAAGAGCCTGTACCTGCTACGGATTGGAAGCGAGCAGCGCAAGCAGCCAAGGAGTTATGGGATAGAACAGTAGGAGAGGGAGAGCCGGATTCCAGTGCTCTTACGGATTGCGCTCGCATGTATTATCGATTCTCGATTCCAGATAGAGAAGATGCCTCTCTCCAAGCAAAGCAAGCCAACAAAGGAAAGAGCCTGCTTAGATTGGATTATTCCCATATACCCAAGGAAGAGCCTAAGCGAAAGTATACAAAATGGAAGAGCAGAAAAGTAGACTCCATCCAAGGAGCGGAGGCTCTATTCCATAATCCAGAATTTAGAATTGGGGTTGCTCGTAAGGTGGGAGCCTCCATCGAGGGAAATATGGCCCGCTTGATTACTTGCCCTGCATGCGGAGAGAGAGAGGTTTATTTCTCCATCGATCCTGCTCTCCCTCATGCAGTATTATGGCCTCATTGTAACCGCGCTAATAAGTGCTCATGGTGGGGAAGATTGGAGGCTCTACTATGAGAATACCGATGAACTCAACCGGAGTAAAAATGCATCTCTTGCGCTATGCAGAAGAGAAGGGCATATCGCTAAAAGAGATAGCCAATAGAACCGGGTTCTCCATAAATACTGTAAGGAATACTCTCTATAATGCTACTCCCCTAAGAATCTCTCGCTTTCTGGAACTCTGCGAGGTTCTCTGCGATACTCGCGAGGAGTACGAGGCTCTTATAACAGAGGGAATAAAGCGCTCTCCGGAGTATATGTTCGCAGAGCGTAGACTACGATGGAAAGAAAAGAACGATAACGATAACCAATAAACAAAAAACTCGGAGGTACAAATGAGTTTACAAAAACGGTTTTTTAACGAATGGGTGATGCACAAGTTAGAAGCATCTCCCCTCACTCGCAGAGAACTCTGCAATATTAGCGGAGTATCCTACTCGAGCCTCTGCAAAAAATTCCAACCTCGATTAGCCAATCTTGTGTTAATCTGTGAGACACTCAATGAAGCAGTAGAGGGAGATTCTAAGGCTCTGGATGCTCTTATTATCGAGGCTATTGCGAACTCCTCCCGCGAGTATCGCTACGCTAAGGAAAGAATCGAGAAGGGGAAGCAATGACTTTTAACCTATGGATCAAAGAGAAAGCAGATGCTCTCGGAGTTACTCGCAAGGAAATAGCAAGGCTCTCCGGGATAAGCGAGCGCAGGTTCGTAGCATCTTATACCAGATCTCCTCGCATCGAGAATCTAATTATCATCTGCGAGATTATCAACGAACTGCAGAAGGGAGATCGAGCCTCTTTCGATTCTCTCATCCTAGAAGCCTTAGAAACAATAACAACAGAATACCAATATGCTATCCAACGAATGGAGAAATAAAACAATGAACCAACAACAAATGAACAAAGTGCTAGCCCTCGCAAAGGAGATGGGGATCGAAGCAGAGTATAAGCATGCACCAGAGGGAGCGGATATCGATACTTGGGATATGCTGAAGAAGAGTGCTGCAAAGTACGATAAAGAGGGGAATCTTACCAAGGCTCCGAGACCATATGCCAATAGAGGAAATATCGCGCTCATCCTAGAAAATGATCCGGAGTATTCTACTCTTGTTTGGAATGATCACAGCAATAAGATTAAGTGGAAGGGAAAGGAACTATGGGACCCCGATCTCGAATCGATTGGCCTGCATATCGAAACCTCATATAACATTAGATACCCTAGCGCAGATATCAAGCGAGCAGTTCTACGGGTAGCCCATAACAACCTCGAGGAAACGATTAAGCCTTGGCTCGAGAGCCTTCCTGCATGGGATAAGCATCCTCGCATCGAGAATCTCTTCCATAACGTATTCCATGCAGAGAGAATCGATGGATCGGAAGCCCTTGTACAAGAGATGAGTAAGAAATGGATTATCTCCCTCGTAGCGCGAGCAATGAAACCGGGTTGTAAGATGGATACCTTCCTTATTCTCTGCGGAGAGAAGGGCTTGGGCAAGTCTACAGGCCTTAAGGCTCTCGCGGGAGATGCTTGGTTTTCAGATTCCCCTCTCGATATCTCCAAGAAGGATTCCCTCGAACTTATCCACTCTACAGAAACTTGGCTATGGGAACTCGCAGAGTTACACTCTCTCCAGGGTAAGACCGCAGATAACTTTAAGGCTTTCATCTCTTCCGCAGAGGATAAGTTTAGACCATCCTACCAGCAATTCCCCAAAAGTTACAAGCGTAGAGTAGTGTTTGCAGGGACCTCGAATAACTATCAATTCCTTAGCGATGGTCCAGAGCGTAGAGTATGGCCTATTACCGTTAAGATGCCTGTAGATATTGGATACCTACGGTCTAATCGCGAGCAGATCTTCGCAGAGGCTCTCCAATGCTATCGAGATGGGGAGATATGGCATCTCGAATGGAAATCTCAATACCTATTGAACGAGTTACAAGAGGCTTATATTATCGATGATCCTTGGGCTATGCGGGTACGAGAGGCGATTGTAGTTGGAAAAAATACAACTTCCGAGATTATGCAACATCTCGAACTCCCAGTATCGCAACAGCATACCGGTAACGCTCGCAGAATCTCCCAGATCTGTAAGGAATCTGGATACAGACAAGTTCTTAGAGATGGGAGTAGAGTATGGATTCGAAAGTAAAGCAGTACAGTATCGGAAGCCTCTTTGCAGGTATTGGAGGCTTCGAACTTGGATTGGAGCGAGCAATACCAGGAGCGTATACATTATGGCAAGTAGAGAAGAATTCTTTCTGTCAGAAGGTACTCGCAAAGCATTGGCCAGAGGCTAAAATTTACGATGATGTAAGAAACATAACTAAGAACAATGTAGAGCAAGTGGATATCCTCTGTGGTGGATTCCCTTGCCAAGATATATCCGTAGCAGGAAAGGGAGAGGGATTAAATGGAACAAGGTCAGGTCTTTGGTGGGAGATGCACCGTATTATCGATGAGTTACAGCCCAAAGCAGTTATTATGGAGAACGTTGCAGCAATCAATGTTCGAGGGCTTGGAACAGTACTTGGATCGCTATCCAAAATCGGGTACGATGCGGAATGGTGTACTATACGAGCAAGTGATTTCGGGGCCCCCCATCATCGAGCGAGGTGGTTCTGTATTGCATATCCTACCTACTCCTCTGCACCATTCAAACAACAATCCTCATACCCCTGCAGCATGGGACAGAAAGAGCGAACCATGCGTGCAGTATTGCAAGGCTTTCGGAATAACCAAAGAGGAGGCTATTGGGCAACGTTTCCAACTGAATCCCCAGTTTGTAGAAGAGATGATGGGATTCCCAATAGGGTGGACAGAGTTGCAGCCCTAGGTAATGCTATTGTACCTCAATGCTCGGAGTGGATTGGTAGAAAACTCTGGGAGAGTGGAATATTACAGAATACAGATTGAACCGTAATATCGAATAGGCTATACTACTCTAGACATATTGGTTGTTTGTTTGTTTGTTAAGGGCTCGGAGTTTTCTCCGGGCTCTTTTTTTGTACCTGTGGATAACTCTGTGGATAACTCGTATAGCCTCGATGCCATCGGTTTAATATGATGTTGATAACTCTACTAATACTTGAGATCTGGTAAGTAAAGCAAACCAGATGGAGCCCTCTCCAGTAAAAAATACAGATAGAAACAGATAGAATACAGATAATAACAGATGGTACAATCTTCGATATCCTCCTACCCTTCGGAACAAGGCTCGAACCCCAGTAAAATAGAGTATCGAGCCCGTAGCATCGAGCATATCGTAGAATATGCTATCTGTTTTCATCTGTATTTTATCTGTTTCTATCTGTTATTTATCTTTAGATCGGAGTTTACGGATAGCACGTTTAACCCATCGAGAGCCCGGAGTACCACCCCAGAGAGCCCAAGCGATAGCCGCTTTACTGGTTCTATCTTGTCTAGCCTTCGCAGAGCCCTCGGATTCTTTATGCCTTGCGAACCACGCTGCCATTAGTTCCAACTGGGGAAGAGCTACCTCTCCAGAGGCCAGCCTTCGAGCGGTTCGCATACCGGTTCCGGGTATCCGCTTTCCGTTGGAATCTTTGTACGCTGCTCGTTTACTGATTGGCTGCTCGAGGTTATAATCTATTGCTCTCTTTGCGAGCATCTGTATCTCGCGGGGTACTCTAATCTTAGGCATTAAGCCCTCCAATATGTTAAGGTGATTACATGAAACTTAGAAGATTCAATAACAGTATACCACTCCCAACGGGAGCAAGGCTCGCAGATCTCTTCCCCGGTATCACCATCGAAGAGGAGTTCGAGGTAGCAGATGCCCAAAGATTACTCGCTGCTCAAGTGGAAGAGATGCACGATGCTATCTTCTGTCATACTATCGGAGATACTTCTATCTTAACTGTAAGAGGGGAGATCTTTATCTCTGCTAAATGGGATCAGGATGGAGTTATTCTAGACTTCGAGCGCGAGAGTTTTCCTGCAATGGGCTTGCTCGGAGCGATCCTCACTACGGTAAACATAATCCGAGGACATAACGGAGAAGAAGAGAGCGAAAGTATCGATGAGGTCTAAGGAAGATAATATGCTAATCCGATACAAGATATCGAGATTGATGCGAGAGGGGTACAAGTGGGAGCAAGCAGCGGCCATCGCTATGCGTATGTATAGAGATGGAGAGTTACGAGGCTCGAAGCCGTACTCGAATCCCAAGCGCAGAAAGGAAAGAGAAGAGCGCAGAAGAGATCGCTATCGAAGATAACCAAACAAAATATAAACACTTATCCAGAAGTAGAGGTACAAGATATGGAAATAAAATTACTGGCAACTCCCCTCGGTATGGAATGGGCTCTCGATTGGATGGAAGAGCATCTCGATGAAGAGGACCCGCTCTTTATCTGTATTCACCTTAACCAGATGGTAAAAGATGGATTCTCGGATAAACAGATAGCGGAACTCGTAGGCTCCATCGCTAAGGGAGAATCGAATACTATCCACTTTATGCAGCCAAAGGATAACGAGTTCTACTATACTGATGAGTGGTTAAGTAAACTGTATACCGCTTGGAATACTCTACGCGGGCTCTATTGGTGGCAACCCTCAAAGATACCCGAGCGGTATCTCGAGAGCCCTCGAGAGGTCTAAGAGGGGCTCTCCTAGGGCATGTGTACGGTAGGTACC